ACTGGAAGAAGCAAAATCACAACTCAAAGAGCAGCGTGAGTATTACGAAGGCGTTATCTCTGATGGGAGCAAGCGTATTGCTGAACTGGAAGCGCGGGAAGTTCAATTACCGACTCGCTACGACCTTCGATATGGACACCCGATAAATGCAGATGAGCGACATGTCATGATACCTAAAGAAAATGGCAGTTGGCTTTACCTGATTGACCTAGAACACGCATTACGCGTCTCTGGCATTCGCATCAAAGGAGAGGAGCATGGAAATAAAACCAGAGGATGAGTTAAGCAATATCGTTTTATTTCCGGTAAAAGAGGATGACCCTCGTAATCAGGTTAATTTTCTTTATGAGCCATCGGAAAGACCATATTGTCATCACGCCTCTGTCCGGGTTGACGAAAAAGAGCGTCAGGTCCGCTGTAAAATCTGCGGTGCAGTTGTGGAGCCATTTGACTGGATGCTCTCTGTGGCGAAAAGAGAAACCAGACTGGCAGATGATGTAAGGCACTTGCGCCAGGAGGAGCGGGAAAGGCGAAAAAATATAGAAAAGCTAATTCAGATTGAGCGTAACGCGAAAGCGCGGATACGCAGGGCGACAAAATCCAGAACTGAATAATTAAATTTAGCTCTGTTAAAAATTTAATCCTTAACCGGAGGGATTTCTGCACCCTCAGAACATCAGGAGGCCGCCCGAAAGGGCGGTAGTTAAATGCGAAAGTTTAAAATAATTATTGAAACGGGAATAGCCGGTGGAGATTTCGAGGATGAATTCGAAGTGGATGATGATGCGACGCCTGATGAAATACATGACGAAGCAAAAGATATTTTCTTTAACTACTGCAATTACTCATATCACGAAATAAAAGACGAAGAGGAAGAGCAAAATGGCTGATTTTGGTTCAACTAAATACAACGTCAGTTTTGAAGCATGGCATGAACTGTTAATGGACTATGCAGAGTTACGTGGTGGCAGTGCTGCTGATGCTGAAGCATGGCGTGATGATTATGAAGCAGGAAAAACTCCGGTCGAAGCATATTGTGATGAGTGGGGCGATGAATGAGCAAGATTAATTATCAGGAAGGGCATGAAACGGCAGGGCAGGCAAAACCAGTTGCATGGCGATATCGCTACGTGAAAAAAGACGTTACAGACTTTCAGGGGAAGCCGTGGGCTGGTGACTGGAAATATGTACCGACAAAAGAGGATTGTAACGACAGGCCGAACTATGAAATTCAGGCCTTATTCATCGGCCCGCCAGTCCCGGTGACATCAGAAGGACTGGTTAAAGCCGTGCGCTTTTATGAACAGGTAAAGCGTGAGAATCCGCCAGTCGAAACAGGAGCATGGAAGGATGCTGTTGACTGGGTGCTCAGAGAGGCCTGCTGCGCTGCCATTCTGGGTAAAGCCGACAATCCACCAGCATCCGGCAATCAGGTTAGCGAATTAACAATGTGGGTTAAACGACTGGTCAGTCAACTGAAAAAAGCTCAGCCGGACTGCAAATTACCGGAGAAGGCGATGGATTACCTGAAACGAAATGGACTGATAAGCGTGGAGGATGTTTTACGATGAATATTTAGACTAAAGAGTTTGTAACGCTATGTAAGTGATTTTTTCTGGTTTAGATATTTATATGTCCGGCCAAATTGAGGTGTGTTTAAATGTTATTGCACATTGATTGTAGGGGGAATAATGAAAAACGCATTGCAGTTTTTGTTTGTTGCGTTCTGGTTGTTCGCATCATGTATGCCCATCATCTTCACAGCAAGGTATATGGAAAAAATTGATGTTTTGATATTAATGTTTGGACATATAAATGCCCTTTTTTTAGGGGTGTTCATGGCGGTCATGTGCATTGAATACTGGCGGTAAATACAGCGAACGCCATTGGTTTAGTTGGATATTTACTGTGCCGGACAAAAACGGTTTGCGGGGAAATCTTAGTTAAGTAGAATAACTGCGGGTGCTTGAGGCTATCTGTCTCAGGCATGAACACCAAAAGGCAGATAGAGAAAAGCCCCAGTTAACATTACGCGTCCTGCAAGACGCTTAACATTAATCTGAGGCCATATCTATGCGACACATAGAGATTAGCCTCTTACGGACCGAAAGGTCAAGGAGAAGCAGGCTATGAAGCAGCAAAAGGCGATGTTAGTCGCCCTGATCGTCATCTGTATTACCGTCATTGTGACGGCACTGGTAACGAGGAAAGACCTCTGCGAGGTACGAATCCGAACCGGCCAGACGGAGGTCACTGTCTTCACAGCTTACGAACCTGAGGAGTAAGAGACCAGGCGGGGGAGAAATCCCTCGCCACCTCTGATGAGTCAGGCATCCTCAACGCACTCGCACTTAACCCGCTTCGGCGGGTTTTTGTTTTTATTTTCAACGCATTTGAAGTTCTGGACGGTGCCGGAATAGAATCAAAAATACTTAAGTAGCGCGCAGGGATAAGAGGGATGGTCCCTTAAAGGGGAGAGCTAATTATCCGGAAGGATTCTGATGATGAACATCGAAGAACTGCGTAAAATTTTTTGTGAAGATGGCCTCTATGCTGTGTGCGTTGAAAATGGAAATATTGTTAGTCATTACCGCATTGTGTGTTTGCAAAAAAATGGGGCTGCGTTAATTAATTTTGTGGATGCCCGAGTGACGGACGGATTTATCTTGCGCGACGGTGAGTTTGTCACTTCATTACAGGCATTGAAAGAGATCGGAATAAAAGCTGGCTTTTCTGCTTTTTCAGAAGAATAAACTCATCTACAATCTTGCGCGGGGCTGAACTCCCGCTGAGTAACACCGTGCCACCGGAGAAAACCGATGGCACGCAACGCAAAATATTACAATCATGATAATTCGACCGTTCTTGCCCACACGCACGAGCGGTATTCTCATGCATTTAAGTCAGACTGGTACCAGCATCCCCCATGCACTGAAGAACAGGCCGAATGGCTCATTCAGTGTTACCGCAGGCGCGGATGCGAGGTTAAAAAAGCCCTTAGCCTCGACTACCGTCACTGGATAATCTCCGTCAGGCTCCCTTACTCCGAACGGCCAGCGCGTCCGTCCCGCACATTCCAGCAACGGATCTGGAGGTAATGTGCGGGTATTACTTCGACCTGTTCTGGTACCGGAACTCGGTCTGGTTATCGTTAAGCCAGGCCGTGAATCCATGCAGGTATTCCATAACCCTCGAGTACTGGTGGAGCCGGAACCGAAAAGCATGCGTAATCTGCCGTCCGGAGTCGTCCCTGCTGTTCGCCAGCCGCTGGCGGAGGATAAATCATTACTGCCATTTTTCAGCGATGATCGGGTGATTCGTGCTGCTGGTGGCGCTGGGGCACTGTCTGACTGGCTGTTGCGTCATGTCAAATCCTGCCAGTGGCCTCATGGTGACTATCATCACAGTGAAATCGTCATACATCGTTACGGTACCGGCGCGATGGTGTTGTGCTGGCACTGCGACAACCAGCTGCGTGACCAGACATCGGAATCACTCGGGCAACTTGCTCATCAAAACCTGTCAGCATGGATGATTGACGTCATCCGTCACGCAATCAGCGGTACGCAGGAGAGGGAGTTATCGCTGGCCGAATTATCCTGGTGGGCGGTCTGCAATCAGGTGGCTGATGCGCTTCCGGAGTCTGTATTGCGTCGTTCACTGGGATTACCGGTGGAAAAAATCCGCTCCGTATACAGTGAGAGCGACATCGTACCGGGAGAACAGACAGCCACTAGCATACTGAAGCAGCGCACAAAAAATATTGCGCTACCGCCTCACGTCCACCAGCACCAGCAACAGAACCCACCACAGGAAAAGACGGTGGTCAGCATTGCCGTTGATCCGGAATCTCCGGCTCAGTATCTCCAGCGCCAGAAACCACAACGGGAAGAGATGCCTGTATACACGCGCTGGGTAAAAACGCAGAAATGCATGACGTGTGGCAATCAGGCAGATGATCCGCATCACATCATTGGTCATGGACTGGGAGGTATGGGAACAAAGGCTGACGATTTGTTTGTTATTCCGTTGTGCCGTAAATGCCATAACGAACTACACGCCGGAGTAAAAGATTTTGAAGAGAAACACGGCAGTCAGCTGTTGTTGCTGATTCGTTTTTTAATGCACGCGAGAAATTCGGGTGTTCTGAAGTGGAAAGCATAAATGACCGAACGCATAGAATTTGTTTTGCCTTACCCGCCGACGGTGAACACTTACTGGCGACGCCGTGGCAGCACATATTTTGTATCAAAAGCCGGGGAGCGTTATCGCCGGGCAGTGGCGCTTATTGTTCGCCAGCAGCGCTTGAAATTAAGCCTGTCCGGACGGTTGGCAATAAAAATTATTGCAGAACCACCGGATAAGCGCCGCCGTGACCTGGACAATATTCTGAAAGCACCGCTGGATGCGCTTACGCATGCGGGGTTGTTAATGGACGATGAGCAGTTTGATGAAATCAATATTGTACGTGGTCAGCTTGTTCTTGGTGGTCGGCTGGGTGTGAAGATTTACAAAATTGAGAGTGAGTGAGCGTAAATATGATATATCCGGAAATTACAGGCAAAAGCGGCGAACATTTACGCCTGAACACGCTGGAAGCAGTCTGGATCCAGGGGAAATTACGGATGTGGGGGCGGTGGTCGTATATCGGTGGGGGTAAATCCGGAAATATGTTTAACCGGTTACTGGTTTCGAAAAAGCTGACGAAAACAGCAGTTAATGAGGTTTTACGCAGAATGAAGAAATCCGGGCTGGAAAAACCGGAACTTGAGGCATTTTTTCGGGATATGACCAGAGGGAAGCAGAAGAGCTGGTTGTCACATTGTACAGACACAGAGGCGTTGATTATTGATCGCGTTATCAGTGAGGTGCTTGGGGAATATCCCGGACTAATCAATATTCTCCGGCAAAGGTACGAAGGACGGGGAATGAGCAAACTGAAAATGGCCGAAAGGTTAAATGCAGATCATCCTGAGTGGACGTTGGTTACGTGCAGACGCCGAATTGATCAGTGGTTGGGGATATCTGAATTTATGTTACATGCCACCATGCGTATGGCTTTTGTTACAGAGAAAAAAATGTTGCAAACTGATCAATAAACTGCTTCAATCCGTATAAGCTTCGCAAGGCTGTATCGCGAGGCGAAATGCAAGTTTTTTTCGCACAAGGAAGCCACCGGAAGGTGGTTTTTTGTGTCCGTAATATACAGCAGCGCAATAAATTCGCTGGTGGTTATTAATACCGTTCTTTCAGCTTGCTGGCTTTTTCGACAAGAGTTATTGGTGTGTCACGTTAACCGGAAAAGGGAAAAAGACATGCTGAAACAGCAGGATATGACCGAAACCGCCAGAGTGGTGTTTAATGAATTAAGCGTCACCGAACCGGCGACAGTCGGGGAGATTGCACAGAATACGTACCTTTCACGCGAACGCTGCCAGTTAATACTGACCCAGCTTGTTATGGCGGGGCTGGCAGACTATCAGTTCGGTTGTTACAGACGCCTTCAGTCCTGAAGGCTTTTTTATTTGTGGTAAATGGGCGGCTGGTGGGTGTTAGGGGCACTCACCAGCCATCTGCTCATGCGTCCGGATCACAAGCAAACCTCAGGCCCACTGCTTTGCGCAAAAGCAGAATGAGCCTATCAGAGACAGGCTTAATGATCCATGTTTAACACTGTAAAAATATCCAGTTGTGAGTTAATCAACGCCGACTGCCTGGAATTTATCCGGTCGTTACCCGAAAATTCTGTTGACCTGATAGTCACGGACCCGCCGTACTTTAAAGTGAAGCCTGAGGGCTGGGATAACCAGTGGAAGGGCGACGATGATTACCTGAAATGGCTGGACCAGTGTCTTGCGCAGTTCTGGCGGGTGCTGAAACCTGCCGGAAGTCTTTACCTGTTCTGTGGCCATCGCCTGGCATCTGATATCGAAATCATGATGCGTGAACGCTTCAGTGTGCTGAACCATATTATCTGGGCGAAGCCGTCCGGACGCTGGAACGGGTGCAACAAGGAAAGCCTGAGGGCGTATTTCCCCGCCACAGAGCGCATTCTGTTCGCGGAACATTATCAGGGGCCGTATCGCCCGAAAGATGCCGGGTATGAGGCGAAGGGCAGGGCACTGAAACAGCATGTGATGGCTCCGCTGATTGCTTACTTTCGTGATGCGCGTGCTGCCCTGGGGATAACGGCAAAACAGATAGTGGATGCCACAGGAAAGAAAAACATGGTGTCGCACTGGTTCAGTGCCGGTCAGTGGCAGCTACCGAACGAAAGCGATTATCTGAAATTACAGGCGCTGTTTGCCCGGGTGGCAGAAGAGAAGCATCAGCGCGGTGAACTGGAAAAGCCCCACCACCAGCTGCTGGAGACGTATACTTCACTGAACCGGCAGTATGCGGAACTGCAGAGTGAATATAAGCATCTGCGGCGGTATTTTGGCGTAACTGCGCAGGTGCCGTACACGGATGTGTGGACGCATAAACCGGTGCAGTACTATCCCGGGAAACATCCGTGCGAAAAACCGGCAGAAATGCTGCAGCAGATAATCAGTGCGAGCAGTCGTCCGGGTGACCTGGTTGCAGATTTCTTCATGGGGTCGGGTTCGACAGTCAAAGCTGCGATGGCGCTGGGGCGTCGTGCAACTGGCGTTGAGCTGGAGACTGAACGTTTTGAGCAGACGGTCAGGGAAGTACAGGATTTAGTCAGTCAGAATGGATGATATTGCAGGATTAGTTACGTACCGTTATTATCCTGCGCCCGGCCCTTTAGCTCAGTGGTGAGAGCGAGCGACTCATAATCGCCAGGTCGCTGGTTCAAATCCAGCAAGGGCCACCATATCACATACCGCCATTAGCTCATCGGGATAGAGCGCCAGCCTTCGGAGCTGGCTGCGCGGGGTTCGAGTCCTCGATGGCGGTCCATTATCAGCATCATGCGTTGTTAGCTCAGCCGGACAGAGCAATTGCCTTCTAAGCAATCGGTCACTGGTTCGAATCCAGTACAACGCGCCACACTTATTTTTTCTGTCTCACTTTGGTGGACCTGTTTGTTGCTAAAAAAGGAAGCATCAGGTGGTTAGCCGGGTATCAGTCATGCCCCGAAAATTTTAAATGTCTCACAATTCAGTCAGTTGACAGTTGCCTGTCAGACTGAGTATTTGTTAAAAGAAACTGGCATGGTGAATCCCCCTGTGCGGAGGGGCATATCAGCGACAGGTGGTTGGTTATATCCCTTATCTGGTGCGGGTTCAGGTGCTGATACTGAACTCACCGGGAGGCACCCGGCATCATGCTGTATACAGAGATTAGGCATATATCCAGGCTCCTCATCGCAGGAGCCTTTTTACATGCAAAAAAAGCCCGCGCCGGGAGACGCGGGCAGCAAGGAATAAACAACAAAACGTGAAGTAATCAATTTTTCAGCTGGCGAATAATACCCGACAGTAATCACTCTGCGCAACTGCGCGGCCTTTTTCGTATTGCGGGCTGTAGTCTTCCTTCTGTCATTGTCCTGTAACTTCCGGACTTCAGCCCGCCCCTTATCTGACTCACAACATTATCCCGGCCGGGAGGATTCATGGCATTTAAACACTATGACGTGGTCAGGGCGGCATCGCCGTCAGACCTTGCGGATGCGCTTGCTCAAAAAATTCGTGAAGGATGGCAACCATACGGCGGGCCGTTTTCTTCGTATACGGATGATGGCGCAGCACTTATTCAGGCGATTGTCGCAGAAGGTAATGTCACCACACCTGTGGTGGTGCAAC